CACTCCTTATTGAGAATGGTTCCCATTAAGCGGTGATGATACACCCGACACGCCGTGTGGTGTTGACGTGTGGTGTAATGTGTGGTACGCGGTTCGGTGCGCGTGGAAAACGTGACGCGTGAAAATAGGCACGAATATTTTCGGCTTGTTTGGTGTGTTGTGTTTTGCGTGTGGTATTATGTAGGTATCGGTTTCGATGAAAGGAAAAAATAAAATGAGTTTCATGAATTTTAAAGCATTGTCTAATTCAATTGATTTTAATGTGAATAGTATTTATGATGTGCTTGTGTATTTTGTTGATATTGCGTCTGATTGCTTGATACAAACTCGGTTTGTTGATTGCATTGACGTATACGGGCTTAGGGATGTGCTTGACGATGGCGTGTTTCACGTTCCGGGTGCAGTCTGTTTAGGCTACCTTATTAATCGGTGATTGAGAAAAAAAGGCGGATTGAGCATGTTTTGCAAGCGTAATACTTGTGATTTCATCAAGGGTTATAGGGTATGTGGCGAACAGCGTGTTAAACCTGTTGTTATTAGTGCGAAGTGGTTTAAATGTGATTCGTATGTGTCGGATTATGTGTTTGCGTATTGTCGTGATATGATTGATTTGATGCGGCGGGGGTTGTGGGCGGGGTGAGGTGTGGTGATGGCCTATTAGCTCAGTGGTTAGAGCGGCATTCTTATAAAATGTGCGTGCCGGGTTCAATTCCCGGATAGGCTACGTGATTATGATATATTGAGTTATGGCATGTCATTCGATGTGTCATGACCTTTGTTATTTGTGAGGTGTTTTGATGGATATTAGTTCGATTGTAACCGTTGTCGGGAGTGTTGGTTTTCCGATTGTTGCGTGTTGTGGCATGGCGTGGTTTATCGCCACGACTTTCAATGATTTCAACGATTTGATGACGAAGAACAATGTACTTACTGAGGAGCTTATAGGACTGCTTAGGAAGGATGACGGCAATGAAGATAACACGGACGTTGCGTAACATAATCGCTTGCATCTGCGCGTCGTTGATGGTGTTTGTGCCGGTGGCAAGTGCGGACATGCGCGGTGTGGATGTGAGCAATTGGCAGTGTGATATTGATACGTATGCGCTGGACGCTGATTTTGTTGTGGCGGGTGCCACATGGGGTATCGGCGGTTTCAACAATATGTGTTTGACCAATGGCGTGAATCAGGCCGCGAACTATCAACTTGGGCGTGCGTCGGCCAGTGGTAAGAGCATTGGCGTGTATCATTATGCGATGGGGCGTGACGCGCGTACGGAAGCCGATTTTTTCGTGAACAACGTCAGGGGGTATGTTGGCCGTGCGGTGCTTGCACTGGACTGGGAATCTCAGGATAATCCGCAGTTTGGTAATGGCGCGTGGGTTGATGCGTGGGTGAGGCGTGTCTACGAGCGCACGCATGTGTGGCCGGTGATCTATCTTCAGGCTAGTGCGTTGGGTCAGCTTAGCGGGTATGCGCGTGAGCATTGCGGCGTGTGGGTGGCACAGTATGCGTCGAACGTCGCTACCGGGTGGCAATCACGCCCGTGGAATTACGGTTTATATGGCGAAGCGATGCGACAATATACGTCGAACGGGTACGTGAACGGCTACGCGGGTCGTCTTGATTTGAACTATTTTCGTGGCGAACGCTGGCAATGGGACGCATATGCGACGGGTGAACGCAAGGGCGGCGGGCATGCTGTGAGCGCGGCACCGTCAGCGTCTACGCCCGCGCAACCGTCTGAAGGCGCATCGCGGTGCGTGGTCGTGTTTTCGGGCGATACCCTTAGCGGTATCGCGGCGCGCACCGGGCTGAATCCGTGGACTGCGTGGACTGGGTACAGTTCAGGCAATCCAGGTGTGATTTATCCCGGTGAGACGGTGTGTTATGGTGGTGCGGTTGGCGTGCATACGGCTGAGCGTACTCATACGGTTGTGGCGGGTGAGTCCTTGTGGTCGATTTTCGGTGCCGATTGGAGCCGTGTAGCATCGCTTAACGGACTTGCTAACCCGAGTCTGATTTATCCGGGGCAGATTCTTAAATATTAAAAATTGTCACTGTAAAACGGCGTGTCGCAATTGCGTACGCCGTTTTTCTATGCTATAACTTTTCATGTCAGCAAAAAGAGCTGACAAAATAACAACAAGAAAAAGGAAATCATAATGAGGAAAATTAAGAAAACTCTATCGGTCAGCGAGATCAGCTATTACGATCGCGACGGCGTGATGCAATCCGTTACCGTGAACAGCAACGTTCGTACCGTGGAACAGGCCGTCAAAGCACTCATGAAGCGCGGTTTGTACAACGTGCTTATTGACGATATCAAGGTTCGCAAGTACACGTATGCGATGGACGCAGAGCAGTTCTTCGAGAACGCCGTTCTTGTGGACACTGACAACGAAGCCGAAGCCGAAACCGAAGCCGAAACCGAAACCGTTAACGAGTGATACGAAAGGAAAACACAATGACCAACAACACCGAGAACACCGAGAACACCGAGAACACCGAGAACACCGAAACCGTGCGTGAGGACAACCGCCGTTTCATCTGCACCGTGGACAACAGGACATTTGAGGGCAAGCGCGCGATCGTCAACGCACGCAACAGTGCCAAGAGCCTGAACGGCTACGGCGAAGGTAAACGGCTTGATGTGGTTGGCGCGTACACCGCGCCAGCTGTTCGACCGCAGACGGGACAGCCTTGCACGAACGTCTATCTTTTCACGGCGGACGGCAACACCTATTTCAGTCAGTCCGAGGGCATTAACCGCAGTATCTTGGATATTGTGGACATGTTTCCAGATATGAACGCCGAGAACGGCGGCATTCCGGTGGTGGTCAATTCGACCGCATTGGGTGGCGGTAAGTCCATCAAGTCGCTTCAGATTCTGTAAACGATAGGTGATAATGTGAAGTATCAGCCCGTGTGTAATACGCGGGCTGTTTTTTTATCGTAGGAGGTGCGTTTTATGGCAAGGGCGAGGAAAATGGCGGACGTGTTGACGGCCAAGCGCAAGAGGGTACGTCGCGCGATTAACACGATACGCAAGAGCATTACGGCGGAGATGCCGGAAAGCGAACGCCGCGCACGCACGGTGTACGTGCAAAGGCTTGAGACGGAGCTGAAGAAAACGTATGTCGGCCGTGTCCGTAACAAGCAGATGCGCACCAAAGCGTATGCGCGTGCAAATGAAATTGCCGATCAGCTCAGCAGACAGGCCGCGACCGTGAAAGGTGGCGGCGGTAAACGTGGCGAACAGCGACGCGCGTTCAATATCTTTCGTCAAGAAATGCGCATTGCATCCAAGGGCGGGCCGTCGGCCTTGGGCGAGTTTGGGCGGGAGAAAGTCAAGATTTTTTGGCGGTACACGCAAAACATTTGGCAACGCCCCGACGTGCCACCCGATAAGCGTTTGGATGCGGTCATGAAAGCGTATGGGGCAACATCGCTAAGCGAACTTTTTGAAACCATCATGGAACGGAATAAAAAAGTGCTGGAATACGCGCAGACCATGAAAATGCATATCGGGGAATTGGAGGATTACACGGACGTTGAGGGCGGTAGCCCGGTTTGGCTTATCGCGGTAACACCTGACGTTGTACGATGAAAGACCGTAAAGACTTTCGGGTGGCGGCGATATTCGACACCGAAACAACGAACATTGGCGATGGCGTCGAAACACGCGCATACCCGATATTGTACATTTTCAATGACATGCGTAATACGTCGGTGGAAGAGTATAACCCCGATGCGGACGACGTGCGTTTCTACCGGCACACCGACGAAGCGCTTATGTACATTGATGATCTTATTGCGTATGGCACGGCGCACGATTTTATCCCGATTATTGCGGCCTATAATCTCATGTTCGACATGCAAACGCTCATGCTGGAACTGGCGCAAACATACACGTTGCGTGTCAACGCGCAGACGGCAACGTCCGTGTACACGCTCGATCTGTGCATGGGCGAGAACGAAGACGTGGTGTGCCGCTTTTGGGATACGTTCTACCTTGAAATGGGCGGACTGCGTGCCATGGGCGAGACATGCGGCTTACCGAAGGCCGTGGGCGACTGGGACTACACGCTTATCCGTACGCCGGAAACGCCCTTGACCGACGAAGAACTGTTCTACGCGCGGCGTGATGTTCAGGTGATACCGCAGTATCTGCAATGGTTGCTACGCGCTAATTCGTGGCTGACGGCCGACATGCTCGGTTGTCGTGTGCTCACCAAGACTTCGCTTGTACGTCAGATGGCGCGCCGTGAGATCGGCGGCCGTCGCGTCACATTGCGCGACGGTAAGAAACTTACATTGCAACGCGCCTTTGAGACCACTTGCGGACAAGAGTTTCCGAAGAACTATGATTCGTATGCGCTTCGTAAGGCTTGTTTTCGTGGTGGGCTTACCTTCACATCTGCGCGAACCGCGAGTGTAGTGGTGGATAACGTCGCGTCGCTTGACGTGACCTCAATGCATCACGCTTTCATCAATGGCCGCAGATTGCCGGTGAAATTCGCGCCGACACCGCCAGAACTCTTGCAGATAGCATGTGAAAGCATTGTAGACACGTCGCTTATTGACGTGCTGGCGCATTACGACGACCCGTTTCACATGGGCGTGCATGTCGCCGTGCGTTTCACGAATATAAGACTGCGCAAGGGTACGTGTTTCGACGCTTGGGGCATAGCGATTTGCCCGCGCTCGAAATTCGTGCGAACGCTACGCGCGGGCACCGATTACAGCAATGACGAGAGAGCGAAGACACAGGATAACAGCATACGCGCGCACGGCTATGTGGATACCGCCGTAAACTCCACATACGCGTTCGGCAAACTATATAGAGCAGATGAATGCGTATTACACGTTAACGAAATTGAATTGTGGAATATCGGACAGGTGTACGCTTATGACGAAATGCAAGTACTGTACGGCGAAAGCACCACTAAAACCATAATCCCACCGGATTATGTCACCTTGCAATCGAATATGCTTTTCGCGCGGAAAACCGACGTGAAAAACCTTATCAAGGGCTACACCGAAGGCGTGCCATACGCGGACGATATTCCCGAATCGATACCGGAAGGAATCGCCCACGACGCGAAGACAGGCGAATTGAGTATGAAATTCCTACAATCCTACTACGGTTCCACCGTGAAAGGTCAATTCAATGGCATCTATGGCACACAGGCACAGGACGTGATGAAGGCCGATTATTGCGTGACGGGAGACGGCGAGCTGGAAGTGGACAGAACGACGATCTGCACACCCGAGAATTTCGCGGACAAACGCCCGCATACACCGCGCGTGCTGTACACCTACGGCATGCGGATTGTCGCCGGTAGCCGTATGCACCTTATTATTGCCATGATGCTCGTCTATGCGCGGTTGGGTGATAGGGTGACTGTGACGGGCGGCGACACGGACAGCCTCAAGATTCGATGCGATGCGGACGTGAGCGACGACGATTTGCTGGAAAGTCTGCAACCGTTGCACGACGCGATCGAAACCGCTATTAACAGAACGATGCGGCGCGTGCGCGTCACCGCGCCGGATATGGCGAGCACGTTGGAGCATATAGGCAAATTCGAGGTGGAGGACTGCGGCGGCACCACCCGATATGCTAAGCATATGGAGCTATGGAACAAAGCACGCGTGAGTCTCGATATAGGCGGACGCGTACATGTGACGTGCGCGGGATTGCCACGACCTGACGGCGCTTACACAATTGAGGAGTTTTTGCATGACCTTATAGCGGGCGGATGTGATTTTGCCGAAGCCGTCGGAATGTCGCTCGGCTATGACGTGCTTGTGGACTATGCCATATGCCATACCTTGCAACGCAACCGACCGCACGTGTGGGATAGATATGTAGGCGTCGTCACTGATTATCGCGGCGAGACGGCGCGCGTGGACGTGCCCGAAGCGATCGGGCTATACCCGTCGGGGCGATGGTTGGGTGAATCCGATAAACAGGCAAACGAAGAAAACATTACGTATCTGCAAACCACGTATAATAGACATGTGGAGACAACACCACGTGAACTTACATTGACGAACGGGAAACCAAGGATTGTGAGCATAGATGGCGAACTACTATTATGATCGACTCAGAACACAGATATTGCCGCGCAATGCAGATGTTAATCTGATAATTGGGGCGCGCGGCCTTGGCAAAACCTATGGCGTGCGTCGGTATATGCTGGAGGATTATATTAAAAACGGTATCTGCTTTGTTGAGGTCACTAGATACCGTGAGGAAAACAACGACGTAGCGGCGAATTATTTCGACCGGATAATAGAGGATAATATTTTTCCCGAATGGGAATTCAGAGTGCATAACAAGGTTGCCGAAGCACGTCGCACCGGTAATAAGGAATGGTGTACGTGCGGTTATTTTATTCCACTGTCATTGCAACAGCAGAAGAAAAAAAGTACTTATGTGCGAGTGCGCAATATTTGCATGGATGAAATTATTATTGATACCGATGACCGTTATCACCGATATCTAAAAAACGAATACGAACAGTTGGCGAAACTTGTTGATACCGTCACGCGTGAACGCGCCGACGATACCGAATTGCGTAAACCACGAATCTTTTTGCTGGGTAATGCGTGCGATGCCTTCAACCCGTATTTTCAACATTATGACGTGCCCTTGGAGCCTGAGTTCGGTTTGCAGTGGCTCGATGGTAAAACATGCCTTTTCGACTACGTGCGAGATGATGCATATGCCGCGCAGAAAACCAAGAACACCGTGGCCGGCCGGATGCTGAAACACAATAGTGATATGACGGCTGGGAATCGGTTCGAGCACCACGACACCGATTTTTTGACGAAGCCGCACGCACACGCAAAATTGTCATATGTGATTCGATGGCTACACGTTGAGTATGGCGTTAGTATTGATCTACGATGTGGATACGTCTTTATCACCACGACATACGATAAGGTGGCACGTGTACCTTATTTTGCCGTGACAAGGGATGATAACCGTTTGAACTATCTCACTGCGTCCGTCGCAAAGGATATTATCAAGAATCTTACTGCATATTATGCTCTTGGATATCTGCGATACGACACGATCGAGACGCAACACGCTATATCCGAGATGTTGCGCGTATTCGGTGTAAAATGATCGTGGCATACCAAGGCGAGGTGTTGTGGCGAAGATGATAAAACATTATCGTTGATACCAACGGTTGACTCCGGCGACGATATGGCCGTGATCGGTAAACGCGCCGTCCATTGTCACGAATCATGTCGCACCTATGCTAATATTGAGCCGTACCGGCGTACATCGTACCGGTACGGCTCTTTTTCATATGAAAGGAATGATAATGGACGATGAAACCACCGAGGAAAGGGACACCGCCGAACGCGACGACCTCACCCCCGACGAAGCGCACCGTGCGGGCGAGTTCGATGACCTTCGGGACATGCTCACGTCGATAACCGACAAACTCAACGACGCTCTCGAACGTATCGGCGCTATTGATGAACGTATTGATGGCATTTATGACAAGTTCGCTGATTCCGTCTCGCAGATGGTGGAAAACGGTGCGACCGTCAGTGAAGACGATGCGGCGGAAGCAATAGCCGAAGCCGCCGCGAACGATCTTGAAAACCTTGATTACACGCTCTGAATAAACGAATAGGAGATTTTTATTATGGCTGTAGACAATGCGACTATTTTGGATAAGGTGCGCCTTAAGGGCACCGACGATTACCAACAGCGCGTGCCGAGCGCCACGCAAACGGGCGTAGCGAACACCGCGCGATATCTGTTCGACCCCATGAACCGCCAATATCTGAATGATTGCGTTTGGAGCATGGTTAACCGAATTGGCCTTACCGTGATGGCGCAGAACGAACCTTTTGAAAACATGCTTTCGATATTTAAAAAGGAAAATCTCTACTGGGGTTCGACCGTTCAGGAAATTGCCGTCAAGTGGATTAAGGCGCATGGATACAAGGACGATGCCGAAGACTTGCTCAAGATGCACCGTCCCGAAGCCGCCGTGTGGTTCTACGAAATGAATCGTAAAGACCAGTATCCAATTTCTTGGACTGACGACGAACTGCGTCAGGCGTTCGTGGACGACTTCGGCCTGAACCGTTTCATCGCGCAGATTATGGAAACTCCCCGTAATTCTGATAATTACGATGAAATGAATATCATGTTGTCGTTGATTAGTCACTACGAGCAGAATCTTGGTTTTTATAAGGTTCATCTTGATGCGGCACCGACCGATGAAGCGTCGGCCAAGACGTTGCTTAAGTCGTTGCGTGCGACTGCGGGGCGTATGCGTTTCCCGAGCACACAGTATAATGCTCTTAATGTAAACGATATTCCGACGTATGCTAACCCTCAGCAGATGGTGTTGCTTATCGAGCCGGAATATCTCGCATCGCTTGATGTTGATGGCTTGTCGGCGGTGTTTCAATTGGATAAGGCCGACGTGCCGTATCGTATTATTCAGGTGCCGAGTCTTGGCATTCCGGGCGCGGTGGCATTGCTTGTGTCTACTGACTGGTATCAGGTGCGCGACACTCTTTATGGCACTACCCAGTTCTACAACCCGCAGACACTCACCAACACAATGTATCTGAATCACTGGGGCATCTATGGCGTGTCTCCGTTCACGCCGTGCGCGCTGTTCACTACCGATGCCGGTACTTCCGTCAAGGTTGTCACGCAGACCGTGACGGGCTTCACGCTGGCCCCGGCGACCGATACCGTTGCGGCGGGCGATGTGCTTCAGCTCACGCCGAAGCTCACCGCCACCGTCACGCCGACGGGCACCGCCATCGAGGTTGCGCCGAACGCCGCGACTTATGAGGTTTCGGCCACGCACGCCGCCAATGGCGAAACCGCCGGTGCGGCGTTCGATCTGAACGTGAATACCTTCGTGGACGATCAGGCGCGCTTGCATGTCCAGCGCGACGGCCTTGCGAAGGGTGATGTTATCAAGGTGACGGGCACCGCGACATACATTAACCCTAACGACGAAACCACGGAACACACGGCCACTTGCACGTTCACCGTCGCATAGACTGCGAAACGCGCATGTTAGAATCGGGATACCGGAAAAAACCGGTATCCCCGATTTTATGTGAAAGAGGTGCATAAAAATGAAATTTCCGCACTTGGACGGTGCGACACCGTTCCCCGGTGCCGATGCGCACGTATACGAGCAATACACCAATGTTTATGACTATCACATGTGGACACCGAATACCAAGATCAAGCTGTGCCGTGTGAAGTGGCGCGACGATGGCCGCGATGCGGTGAAATTCAGGGACGATGATGCGCGTGATGCGTGGTTCGACGCATTGGACGGGGAAGCCGTGACGCTCGATACCAGCATGTATATCGCACGTGCCGACACAGACGGCGTGAAGATACCCGTGCCGTACATGACCGCGCAACGCTATAACTACCTTGTAGTGGACTTCAGCGCGGATATCATGCGTTCGCCCTTACAACAGACGGATTGTCAGACTCGTTATCACTATTTCGTCACGCGCATCACGGCGGAAGCACCGAACACCACCACACTCGTATTGCAACGCGACGTATGGATGGACTACATAAACACGACCACGATAAACGGTTTGCTATTGACACGTGGGCACGCGCCGCTCACTGAGACGACACCGGCGAAACTTTTGGCGAACCCACGCGCGAAATGCCGCGATTTTACGTTGCCCGACGTCGATTATGGCAACGCGGCGTCGAATATCAGGAAAAGCACGCCGTACAATCTGCAAAACGGTGCGAGATACATCTGTTTGGCCACAACGTTTTCAACCGATCAACTGCAAGCCATGAGTGGTGTACGCGGTACGAACATCACGGACAGCGACCCGACATACACCAACAATGATGGAACGGTTGACGGTTTCGCGTGGGGTGCCGGAAACGTTTCCACGTCAAACGTCACCGGCGCGGGCACCGCCTATAATTCTATCGATAATCTCACCGCAAGCAACGTGACCATGTACGCGCTCGAATCGTCCAAGATATCGGGCGATTATTTCGACACGCTTTTTACGTATTACACACACATCATGTCGCAAATTACAGCGGTTTTCGTCGCCACCGCGAACATGATGCGACTTGGCAACACCGTCAGTGTGAACGGCGTTGAATGGCATACGGTCAGCGGAACGCGAACGAAGCTAGCTAATATCGATTTAACTACGGATGATTTTGGATACACCACCGAATACGCTCGAATAACACGCTTGTATCTTGCGCCATATGCGCATTTGGAGGTCAGCGACAATATCGGCAATAAAACACGTGTCGAAATAGCGGACTGCGGGCGCCTCTCGGTGCAATCGGTCACATCACTCAGCTATCCGATATTGCGGCAAATCGCATGGCTTGACGGTATCGGTGCCGACGGTGATACGTCCATTAGTATTAACGCGATCAACGGTGCTAATGTCACCGCCGACGTGCCGAACGCTGACGCGCTCAAAACGCTTATATCGCACGACATACCGACATATGCGTTGCAACGTCGCGCGATCGATGCGCACCGCGCCGACGCATATAATCGCGAAATTGCGCAAGCACGCGAAAACGCCATACTCGCGTACGAAAACGGCGCACGTACGAACAACGTCAGCCGTGACAACACCGCGCGCACAGGACAAACAAGCGTTGCGAACACCGCAACCGCCAACGGATTGCGCAACACGACAACAGCTAATGCAAATCAAGCCGCAACAGACATAACAACGCGCGGAAACACCAAACTAGATAGCGAACAGAAATATCAAAATGCAAAAATAAACGCCGATTTATCAGAAGATTTGGCAGTTGCAACCGCGTCATATGTCACCGGGCAAGAACAAGCCGCAATGACCAACGTTACTTCAACTCTTGGTAATCTCGCAACAAGCGCAATATCGGTTGGCGCGGGTTTAGCGGCAAGCGCGGCCACAGGCGGTGCCGCGCTCCCGGCTGTAATCGGCGCGGCGGCGGGGCTTAGTTCCGGTGTGATAGGTGTTGGCACGTCAAGCTATAACGCGGCGATTGCGTTGACCAATAACCAACTTGTGTACACCGCGTCAAGCGATGCGGCGTCAAAAAAAGCAAACAACGCGTTGGAATGCAACGCGGGACTTATTGCACAGGCAAAAAGCTACGCCACGGATAGCACGAAACGTTCCAATCAGCTCAACACCGATAACACTAATGCGTCTAACACAGCCAATACGACAATAACGGGCGCAAGCGTCACCACGGCGAACACGAACGCCACCGCGTCACGCAATCAGAGTGTGGACAATGCCAAACGTGTCATGATAAACACGCGTTCCAACGTTAACGCCGCATGGCGTGACTTGCTCAACCACGCCGCGCAACCGGTGGGCGCGTATGGCGGTGACAATTTCAAACAAGCTACAGGGCTTGACACACTGACCGTTAAAGTCGTCACCGAAGACAACGGCGCGATAGCGGCGGCGGGTGACTACATGTTGCGCTACGGGATCGCAAGCAACAAACTGTACAATAAACCGAATCTCACACCGTGCAATCACTTTACGTATTGGCAAGCGGGAGACGTGTGGCTGACCAACAATCTCGCCGGAAACGACGCGCTCGACGCGATACGGGAACGATTGACCGACGGTGTTACAATTTGGAATGACCCCGACGAAATCGGCGGCGATTATCTCACCGCTAATCTCAATCAGTAAAAGGAAAAGACATGGGACGCAAACGAACCCACAAGCAACCCCCGACACGTGCGGTACTGGGCGAAAAAGGTTTGCCGGTGTGGCAACAGTCGCAACAGATCAACTCGCAAGCGTATTTTATGGCATATTCGCAAATGCTCAATATCGCGTTGTCGCGCTTCAAATGGCTTAACTTACCGAAGACGTGCAACGCGTGGTTTCTCGAATACAATCTGTTGTACTACGGTTATGCCACTATCGCATACCCACACAGTAAGCCGGGCGTGTTCTTCTCCACGCAAGCCGTCGTCAACTCCAATTTCAACGTTTATTATCGTCCGAAAAAATGGACTTCATACGGTATTAACGGTTGGCATTTCGACGTGGACAATTCCAACGGTGTATTCATCTACGCCAACAAGGCGCGCACACCATTGGTGCCGACGCTCGAATTCTTCGCTCATGAAATAGAAGATTTGTACATGACGCGCCGTCAGAATCGTTTCCACCAAAAAACACCGTTTATTCTTGAGGTTCCCGCGGGTCAGCAAACGGCGGGCGTAAACGTGGTTAAACAGATATCGGGCGGTGAAATGGCGATCATGGCAACCCCCGGTTTTACCGATAGCATGAAAGCGCAAGTGTTAAAAACAGGTGTCGAATATATCGGCATGGAATTGCAGACCGATATACAGAACACTTGGAACGCCTTCTATCAAGCGCTAGGCATCAAGAATCTACCCATGAAGATGGAACGTCAGACAGCGGACGAAATAAACGACTACGGCGAACCAACCGATCTTCGCGCCTTATCCGAGCTTGAGGAACGTCGCGCCGCGTGTGACGTACTCAACACCCGTTTCGCAAAATACCTAGACAAGCCTATAGAAGTGGTGTGGAATCAAGACAACATCAGCAAGAACTACGATTACATGACGAATCTTCAGGAACAGGAAGAGAGCGACAATGACACCATATGACACGATACCGGCATACGAGCCGAACGAACCGCGCGACGATTTTCACGCCGTCGCTACGATCACGCTAGGCGAACTGCTCACCGATGGCGGTGTTGACTGGACACAGCCGGAATGGTCATGGCGCGACGATGCCTACAATGATGCGCAATACGCACGTTGTTGTCGCAAGATAGAAAACCGTTATTATGATCGTGAATTAGGCGTAATGCCGCCGAGCAGATGGCGAAGACACCTCATGCGTCTAATAAACGAATTTATGCCGGTGTTGAAACCGCTCTACGAGCTTGCCGACGGCAATTCGGGTATGTTCCTTGCGGATGCCGACACGTGGCACAAGATGCGTACCGTGTTTTCAGATTTTCCTGCGACGCAGTTGCAAACCAATCAGGATTACGCAAGCAATGCAACTGACGCACAATATGAAACCATCACTAACGGTAATTTCATAGACAAGATAAAAGCGATACGCCAAGGCGACTACGTGGATATCGACGTGCTACTATTGGAGCACCTAGAGGAATGCTTTAGCCCATTATGGACGGTGAACATAAACAACTATTAGAAAGGTAAACACATGTTCCCACTTCCCTTGTACAGCGTATGGCCGTATACGCCGGTCATACCCGCGTTCTACTGGAATGCCAAAAGCACCGAAGAAATAATAAAATATCTAGCGTGCGAATACGACCATATCACCGCATATTTCGACAAGATCACCACCGATATAAACAACACGCTAGCCGACTATGATGCGCGCATAAAAAGCATCGAATCGCGCATAAACGACTACGCGATTGCCATAGCACAAATACAGGAACAGATAGAACACATAGGAAACACACAACTAGTGTGGAACGTTACAAAGGGCGAATATACGGATAGTAAAACCGCGTTACGCGATTTATACCGCGAACTAGCGGTGTACGGTGCGCGTGTCACGCAAATAGCCGATATCAACACCGGTAGACTAGCCGAACATCGAACCGACGAAACGTCAGCAATTGGCAATCTTACCATATTCGATGACACCACACCGCGCGTCACTAATCCAACCACCGGCGACCAATACCCGCCACTATCATGAAAGGATAAAACAACATGACCGACACCACAAATTATGCACTTGAGAAATACGAATCGGGAAATGCCGCAAATCTGCTAGACCAATACAATAGTTCAATGGATAAAATCGACGCGGCAATAAAAAGCGTCAGCGATAAAGCAGACCTAGCATTAAACAACAACGTGTTACCGGCCGGCCTAGCCGCATTCATAGAAGCGCTAGGGTTGACCGGAACTAACGCGCAAACACTTGGCACAACACTCAACCACATATTAAACCGTACCGGCACTGAAATATTCACCGTCACAGACCTTAGCACCCTCAAAAAAACCGCAGAGGGCTATCCAATTCCACCAACCGAATAAAGGCGTACACTCATGGCATCACAAACACCGTTTTACCATCTACCCCTATACGAAACCGGCGATCTAGCAGACCTACGCGACGGATACAACGCGGCAATGCGCACACTAGACCGCGTAATACACCAACTAAAAGTACAGGAAGAAATAAATCATCCAACAAATCTCAGAAAGGACAACTAACATGACCGACTACACAACCAACTTCAATCTAGAAAAATATCAAAACGGCGACGCGGCCAACCTCAACGATCAATACAACGTGTCAATGGATATTATCGACGATAATTTATACAAAATCAACAGTAACGCAAACACGGCGGGCGGTAAAGCGACTCAGGCTTTAGAAATAGCACAAAACAACAACAAAAATCTAACCGCGTTAGGCGTGACCGACACCGAAACCGCAACACAGCTCAAAAACAAAATAGACACCACCGACACAACCGCAAGCAACGCATCCACAACCGCAAGCAACGCGTTAACTCTAGCGCAAAACAACAAATCAGCCATTACTGCAATAAACGCGAACCTAACCGCACTACACGCAAATAGCGTCAACGATGCAACCAATCTATACAACACCGTACAAAAAATAGATGGCATATATTCAAACATCGAATTAAAACGAAAAACATACACAAACATCGCAATTATAGGCGACTCGATCAGCTACGGAACCGGCGCATCAAGCCTAGCAATGTCATGGGCAAACCAATTCAAATCATACATAGGCGCGGACACCGTACAAAACATGTCACAAAACAACGCGGGCTATGTAAATGAACCAACGTTTTTATCACAATTGCAAGCAGTAAACAACAAAGCAAAAATAACACACATAATAATCGCGGGCGGTGCAAACGACAAACTGCAAACAGCAACCAGCATTACAAACGCTGTAAAAAACACATTGCAATACGCACTAACCAACTTCCCGAATGCAGAAGTATACGTTGCACCAATCGTCCTAGGCGTACAAGGCATGTTCAGATACCACGCAAACATACCGCAGACACTAAACGCGATCGAGGAAGGAATAGCGCAAACACCAAACGTACACGAAATACAATACGCATGGGAATGGTTGAACGGACGCGAAGACTGGGCATCAACTAACAATAGTTCAATGGACCCGATACACCCAAACGACAACGGACAAAAACAATTGTTACGACTATTTGCTGAATCACTGTTCACCCGCAACAGCATACACAACAACTGGAAAACGAGCGTGTCAGGCACAGACAACCACGGTCAAATAATAAACAGCGAATCAGTATGCAATAACGGAATATACACATTCAATTGCCAATTCAAAGTAATAAACAATCACACGGCATACGCCGGAATAATCGCCACATGCTATGGACTATCAACAGTAAACAACTATAATGTAAGCTCAAACTACTATACCGGCACTCTATACGCTTCAACCAATAGCGCACATCGAGGAATTATCGCATGCACAACCGCAATACCAAACAACACCGAAATATACTGCGCAACAACACACAGCATTAGCGCATAAAACCAAAAATAAAACACAGTATTAACGCATAAAAATACCCGGTGTGAAAAAACACACCGGGTATAATTTTTTCGTTTTTTTTAATTACGCATTAATCGAAACGACATACCTACGGCACGGGTAGCCCTTATAAGACAAATGCTGTTCAGTCTGCTTAATCTCGTATTCGTTAGACAACATAAACTCAATAGCCGTAGCCAAGGCCGATTCAAACGTAATAACGCGATCGTCAACAGTACCGTTATCGCTGATAGTTCCGGTATATACACCGTCAATGCAAACCATGTAAGCATTATCAGCCGAAATCTCTACAACAAATGCATCATAATTAACCATTTCATTTTCCTTTCATCGAAACCGATACCTACATAATACCACACGCAAAACACAACACACCAAACAAGCCGAAAATATTCGTGCCTATTTTCACGCGTCACGTTTTCCACGCGCACCGAACCGCGTACCACACATTACACCACACGTCAACACCACACGGCGTGTCGGGTGTATCATCACCGCTTAATGGGAACCATTCTCAATAAGGAGTG